GGAATCGACACAGGCAGTAGAATTGTGAGTAATAAAAGCATGACAATTATTTAAAGCCTCTTGGAAATGAAATCTATAGTGCTTTTTCTCATCACCTGCAAAGTGTTTCTGCGTGAACTGTATTTCCACATCATCGGGAAGTTCGTCTCTACGTGAATCAATACTTGCAACATTGTTTGGGTGTGGCCTCACAATAAATTTTCTATCTGTTATAGGCCTCAGTTTTTCATATACTCCATTAAACCATTCTATCGGATCTAGCTCGTTCATGCTCCAGTTATCTTTAGGTTGTAGGCCAAATAAAATAGGATCCTCCTGATCCGATTTCCTCCATGGCTCGTATCTCACTTTAAATTTTTTAACCATCATTTCCCAACGATCACTAGGACTGTTATCTGATAAGAAGTCACCGTCATTCATTGGTGTGTACAAAGACACCCTGAAGTGATGATCGGGTGATGTTGACACATTTCCAAAACTAGATAGTAGGCCACCATCAAATGTGATCAAAGGAATCTTTTTTGCTCTGCAGTTATTTGCAAGTTCCCTCCGTCTTCCTTTTGTGTGATGCATCTGTCTATCGCCACCATAACCAAACATGGCCGCCATGGGAGCAGTTGGAGTCATTTCTCCTTCTATGGTTGGTCCAGTTCTATGCTCATGTACTATGATTGCTTCATCACCTGCGGCTTCTATGCCTTCCTTTAAGTGATACAAGAGATCGTAACTATTTCCTCGTCTACGATCTTTAACAGTTCTTCTAAATATTTCAACCTTCATTGAGCATTCTCCAAGCAGTTCCGTCTGCCATTTCTTTTAGTGTCCAATTATTATACGCTAAACTTGAAAATAATGCAATCCTATCACCATATATTGGTGTTTCTATCTTGCTAAAATCTGTTTCAGAAATAGGGGCGGCCGCACTATTGACAGCATCGCAGAACACCGGGACGCCGTTAGTCAGACTGGCCACCATGGTGTTGGAATTATATGTGACCATAGCATGATAATCGTTCCAATTTATTTCACCTTTATTCACGGTTTTAGTTTCAATCTTAACTGTTGCACCAACATGATCTTTGCCAACAATTGGGTTGTAAGGTTTTTCTCTTATATCTATTTCTCTATCTGTGTTTTTTTTTAATATTTTGATAGTTGTGTCTAACCAATCTGTTGCATTGAAGAAATTTCCTATTGCATTTGTTGGAGGCAACACCAAGATTCTTTTCCCTTTTTTCCATGGCTTTATGTCTTGTTTAAAATTCTTTTCATAACGATCTGCGGGTCTTTGTTGTAGTATGTTTTGACAGTGTTTGTTTTTGGTTATCCTTAACCAATGTGGTGTGATATGAGCGTTCGTAAAATATCCGTGATCCATGAAATAGAAATTTTTATTTTCTTTTTCACACTGCTTATAGATTTCTCCGGAACCTGCAAGAATTCCATACATGGTTAACTCTTCTTCAGGCAGTAGTTTTAATTCACGGAAATGGTAGATCCTTCCTTGTCCTGATCCTTTGACAAAAGCATCTATGTATCGTTGTGTCCTTGGTTTGGTTGTGTGTATGCCGGATAGCATTATCTTCTATTTTCCTTTACTTCAAACATTTTACGTTTAGCGGCTCTGTTGAATTCAGCAATGATATTCACACTTCTTCTATGCAACATGGCATTTCGTCTAGCGGATACACTATGCACACAGTTTGTTGAGTTATTACAAAAGGCAACTAGTGTGTTGGCTTTGTATGGAACTGTCTTGACTATTCCTCCGGCTTTGTCGCCTACTTCCCTGCCACCGTTTTTATTAACTTCGTGTATGTTTGCATCTGTTTTGTGAATTTGAAACTCGCCTCCCGTGCTCTGATCATCTTTGTAAGGCATGTAGAGTAACGCCGCATAGATTTCTCTAGGGTTATCTATGTGTGGTGTTCTCGAACTAAAGTCGATAGGTTTGTGCATGACAGTCTGACAGTCAGTGCCGATCCAATCATCACCATTGTCCCATCCTCTTGGACTCAACGTGTTCTCTAAATTTTCTATGTAAGGCACAACATCACTAAATGCTTCTTCCATTTCTTTGTAGAAAGCCGCCGAAGTATGGTACTCGGTAAATTCTTTCCATGCACTGGAAACCTTTCCAGGCTTCAACATCTCATCTGCTTTTAGTCTGTGACAGATGCCCGAGTCGAATGGCTCAGTCGCTAACAGTTGATCCTTTGGCCATTCTCTTTCGAGACTATCATATATGTCCTGTGGAAGTGCATTCTCGATTACGAAATGCGGATATGGTTCTAAGACCAACGTTGGTTTTTTCTGCAGTACTGAAATTCTCATTCGAGGTGCTCCATTATTTCGGGTATGTTAATTTTAAAGTTGATCATGTCACTGAAACGTTTTATACCTTTTGGTTTTGCTCCGTTCTTTAAAGGAATAGGCTCAACTTCTGCCAAATATAATTTATGCTGTAGATTTAGATTGTGTGACAACAACGGATATACCTTTTTGTGTATCATGTTTTTATCCTGTATCTCTATGACCTTTGTTCCAGGCTGACACCACAACAAGTTCACTAACCCTGCACCATGTGCCGCAACAACATGCGATGCCTCTGCAAAAGTTTTCATTTGTTCTCGTATTGACATTTTTTCTAGGGCAACAGTTTCCCATCCTTTTAATTTTAATAATAACTCATCGGAGTTTACTAATTTCCTACTTTTTGCTCCAGGTCTTAGCACCACTATCTTTCTGTGTGGCGTTACACCTTTTAGATTTTTGAGACCTTTGAAATGTCGCAACCATGGCGCAAGTGGAGGAACAATCACTCCGTCTTTTGAGTTACTCATACTAGGCACGATCAAGTGTTTGAATTTCCAAGTGGCACCCTTAGGCATGACAACAATCTTAACATTTGGAAATAATTCTTTACACACTTTTTCAAAATAAGCACTATGGTTGGCCAAAACAAAACAGTATCTTGTAAAATTTGTGGACCATCTTTTTTCCAACAATCTAAATTTAGAAATAACGTCAATCCAGATGTGCCATGGATTGTTTTGACTGTCGTCATCGATCGGCAACCATACGTATGTGTCCCTCTCATGAAAAAACTCAGTAGCCGGAGGCATTTCAACAGACATCTCGTCCTTCCATTCCTTCCACAGGCCGTGCGTCTTGTGAGGTTTGTGTTTGTTCTTGTGGGTTATTGGCCACACATATTCTGTAATCATCTTATTTTCTCTTGTCATCAGTAACGGACAAGTGTTGACTTTACATTCGTGAAACTCAGCAACAAATGTTGGTAAACTAGTGAATGTTGGATCTATAGAATCATGGTAAGGCACAGTGTAGTTGTACTCGGGATCAACCATTTCCCAACGATCGAGGAAATACCTCAAAGAGTTTATATTTTTTACTGACATTTTATTAATAATTATGTTATAATATACTATCATGATATTATTTTCAAACGGATGTAGTTTTCTCACGCCGAGACCAAAAGACGGAGTTGATACATTTACCACAAAAATACTTGCTGAAAAATATAAGATGGAACTGTGTAACATAGCAATGGGCGGACGTGGTAATCAACGTGTTAGTTTTACAACAAAGTTATGGTGCGAACAGCAAAAACCAGAGAAATTTTTTGCTGTGATAGGATGGTCTAGCATGATGAGAAATGATTATGTCACTAACGATGGATGGAAAAAAGGTAGAATTATTAATATGGATCTGACCTGGAGAACATGGAAACTTGCAGATAATATTCCGTTTGTCAAAGAACAAAAAGGATGGGATATTGAGAACACATTGGTTATGCAATTTTTGGACCATGTGTTGGATCTACAAAACTATTTCGTTGCAAATAAAATTCCATACGTCATGTATAATGCTTTACCAAATTATGTTGACAATTCGATAGAAGATTTTAAAACAATGTCAGATGCTATTGACCATAGTCGTTTTTTCAGCCCGGAGAAAAGCCATATGGAATTTATACAAGAAAAAAAATTAATATCTAGTCCAGACGATCCACACCCATCAGCAGAAGGACATAACCAATGGGCTCAACAGTTAACGGAATTTATAGATGCTAACAATCTACGCACCATTTAAAAATAGAAACAGCAAGGCCTGGGAAGTATTTGATGGTATAGAAAAGTCCTGGCCAGATCAGATCTCGAAACTAGACAACGCCAACGAAACAGACCCTGTAAGTAATTCTATGTTCTGGGGATTTGTCGGCAACAACAGAGAAATGGTTAAGAAGTTGGAGGCACGAAATCATCAGTACTGGTTCACGGACACACCGTACTTTGGAAGATTCGACAACAGCAATTTAAAACCCGATAATCATTACTGGCGTGTATGTAAAAACCAAATACATGCAAGATTCTTAAAAGATTGTAAAGCAGACAGGTTTGAGAAGTTTGGAATACAAATTAAAGCACCAACACTGAAAGGGTCTCATATTTTGGTATGTCCTAGTTCGCCCGGTATACACAACTACCTAGACAATCCAAATTGGACACAAGACACAATAGACAAACTAAAACGAGTCACAGACAGACCAATCAGAATTCGACACAAACCTAGGGGCAGGGGTACGTCAGGACCAAGTGAGGCAAAGGTATCCCTATCTGAGGATTTAAAAGATGCCTGGGCGTGTGTGACTAGTTGTAGCATAAGTGCCGTTGAGGCAGTGTGCATGGGTGTACCTGTGTTCTGTGATAGAAAAAGTTTCGCAGAGCCAATGGGTAATTTAAACATAGAAGATATAGAGGATCCTTTTTACGCTGGACCTGAACCATGGTTGTACAGTTTGGCTTACCAACAGTTTACTCCTGAGGAACTAATGAACGGACAGGCAGTTGAAATATTATTAGACAAGGGACTGTTATGAGCATAGAAAAACTATCCAATGGTATATGGGTGCCATCAAGTGATGCACAGATAAAAAAATGGCGTGAAAACGGTCATCCTTATATGCAGGATACCTGTCTAGATAAACTGATAGAGTGGTGTAAAAAACATAATAAAAAATTTGATCTCATAGTTGATATAGGAGCATGGTGTGGTACGTGGACATTATCCATGCAACAATATGCAAAAAAGATTCATTGTTATGAACCTAATAATATACATTATGAATGCCTTCTAAGAAATATAAGTCCTTATACTCACATCGAATCTTACAATCAAGCAGTGGGCAACGAAGACGGACACGTAAAGTTAACAAAAGAAAGTGCTACACAGAACACCAGAGTGTTGCTAGAAAAAGGTGATATCTGGATAAACAAACTTGATCATTTGGGGTACAAGGACATAGATTTTATTAAGATAGATGTTGAGGGTCTTGAAATGGAAGTTCTCAAAGGTGCGGAAAAGATTTTAGAAAATGTTGAATACCTGATGATAGAATTAAATGGTAACAGTGAAAAATACGGTAGTAGTAAAAAAGATATAAAAGAATACTTGAAGTCTCTAGGATTCAAAATATTAATTAAATCCTGGCCGGACATTGTATACACCAAAGCATGATGTACGATCATTTAAAAAAACTTAAAGACAAAGAAAATTTTAATCCAACTAAAATTTTGGACATAGGTGCATGGAATGGCTTTTGGACGAACAATGTCAAGAAGATATGGCCAGACGCACACTACACTTGCATTGAAGCGGGACCTAAGCATGAACAGAAGTTAAAAAACGTTACTCCTGATTATCACATCGCAGTGCTGGGTGATAGTAATAAAGAAGTTAAAATGTACCTACGTGAAATAAACAAGGGAAGCAAAAAGAAGGTCACCTACACAAAGGGTTCAACAGTGTTTGGTATTTTCAAAGACTACGAGATTAGACAGATGCAAACTTTGGATCAATTGGTTGGCAAGGATGCCCAGTTTGACTTGATCAAACAAGATGTTCAAGGTGCAGAAATCATGATAATGAATGGTGCTCCCGACATATTCGCTCGTGCCAAATACGTGATACAAGAAGTGAATGTACACAAAGACGAACAGTTCCCAGATATGCCTTCAGAAAATGAAATGGACGAGTACATGTTTCAACTAGGATTCGATAACAGTGAAGTGATCGAACAGAAAGAAAATGTTGATCAGATAGATAAAATATATTTTTGATTTTATGAACTAAAAAGATTTATTAGTTCTTTTTTCCAGTCGTCACCATATTCACAATCACGATATCCATCAAACCATGGACCACCTTCTGTGTAGTGAAGTATTTTTGGCGAGCCATCCCTAGGTTCCTTGTACCAACCCACCAACCAATTGTATTCTAATGGCAAGGATCCTATTTCATTATCCTCTAACCAACTGAACCTGTGTAGGAATTTTGGTGATTCGTCGTTCAGTAATTCGGGAGTCAATATCTTATTTTTAGGATGTTCACAGTTCCATAACACCATGCTTGACCAGTTCTTGCGTGGATACACAGTTTGCACTTGCCCATCCATCTTTGTAGTCTCTTTTGGCATATAGTCATGTTGCACAACCACCACTGCTTTGGAGTTGTCACAGTATTTTGCAAGTTCGTGAGATGGTATCTTCCAAAGAAAATCACAGTCACAAAACACTGCCCACCCTTTGAAGTCGTTTAGGTATGGTACAAAAAATCTTGTGAATGTAAATTCTGTTGATGCAAGTTTATCCACAGGACGTGTGTACAGTCCTTGATCCCTCATCTGTTTTTGTTTTAGTGGAATAACTTCTGCTGACGGATCTCTTCTTTTGATTGAGTGTTCACATACTTGATATGCAATATCTTCTCTGCTGTCATGACCAATGTATATTTTCATTTTCTTCCCGATACAATCTCGTGTATGTCTTGCCAATTATTTACTCTGGTGACCTCAGGATGATCAAAGTCTCGATTGTATGGGTGGTCTATTAATATAGGCTTTAAACCGTATTTGAGCCCGGTTACAGCGTTCTTTGGCTTGTCCTCGACCCAGTACAGCCCGGTGTTGTGAAACTCCGCTAATGCCGAATCCTTGTCTGCTCCGGTACCTAATATGTGGTAATTCGAAAAAATATGTTCGCCAAACAGCTCTCCCATTCTCCTCTTACGTAAGCACTGTGCCGGTATGTCTGATGTTTGAGATGTTATCGGGATAAATGTCCAACCTTCTGCGGCTAATAGTTTTACCCAAGTCTGAGAGTCAGGCATGGGTCGTTGTGTACCCATCCAGGCACTTCGATTAAACTCTCTGATCTCTTTTCTGATCTCAGGTATAGTAACTCCAAATCTTTCGGCCATTTCGTACGTGTTCTGTTTGTCTGCTAATAGTTTATGAGGATGATATCTTGCACCTCTTTCGTCGAACAGTGTGCGTTGTAACATCCATTTAGTGAAATGGTGTTCCCATTCTAGGAGTACACCGTCTACGTCTGTGAGTATTATTCTGTTATTTGATATCGGCATCTTCCATCCCCGCTACCCTCAACTTAACAATGTTTGTTATTTGCCATTGTTTTTGATCTAAACCTTTGGTGATGCCTAACCACTGATTCCTTATCAATGCAAAGTCATTTATAATTTTGTCCATGTCTACGACATCGTCTTCGCCGTCGACATACTTCTCTGCATCTCTGCTTGATAGTGCTCTGTTGTAATTTTCTAGGTATTTTCTAAAGGTCTTTGATCTCAGCCTTCGTAACTCTATGTTTAGGTATTCTAGTATTGCTTCTAGTTGTTGTAGTTGACTGAATCTTTCTTCAACTATGCCTGGTAATGAGGCACTTGCTCTTTCAAGATTGCCGTATATTTTGCACTGCTTTCTTGCATCAAGTAGTTCCTTGTCAAAGTATGCAACACAGTCTGGTATCTTATCTAAATTTCTACTTACTTCGTTGTACCAGTTTATCATTCTTCTTCACTGTATCCGTCTTCGTCTACTTCCTCTTCTTCGAACACAGTTGCTATTGCTTCTTCGAGTTTTGGATCGTATTCTGCCGACGCTTTTAATTCGTCATGTTCTACACCAATGTCTTCTAAACTTTTAATGAAGTCAATAGCCATGTCCAATTTTTGTCTTTCGGGTACATAATGTACTACGGAATTCCAAAGACGTTCGATATCTTCGTGCGTAAAATCAATCATTATTAATCATCTTTTTTTGTTTTTGTTTTAGGTTTTACGTCAACTTCAATAGGAGCATCAGTGTCTTCTTTTTCAGCGAAGTCTGTCTCTTCTTCAAAGTCTTTCATTAGCATATCTAATTTATCACCTATCCATTGTTTTCTGAAGTCAATGTGTTCTTTACCTGCTTTATCAATGTATTTCAGTCTGTTTCCTTGTTGCACTAGTACACCTTTTTTCTCAAATAGATCAACCAGTCCACTGTATGGATTCATTCCTGTTTCATATGGTATCTTAACCTGTACCGATTCAAACGGTTTAGAGTATCTTGTTTTCATGACTTTACAAGCGGCTCTTATACCTCTCACATCTGTAACTTTGTTACCATCTAGGTCTTCTTTTAATTTAAGTTTCTTCATTGCAATGACAATCGAACTTGCATAGATAAATCCTTGTCCACCTGATATCTTATCATCTGGATCAAACATGTCCTGTGATGCGTAAGTGTGATTGGTTGCTATAAGACCTACGTTCCACGAACCAAACATGTTAACACAGTTTCTCACAAGAGCTGTTAATGCCTTGGGTTTTCTACCTAGGTCGCCTTTCATGTCTCCCGCTTCAAACTGATTAACGTCTGTTGGTGTAAGCATCATGCCTAAACTGTCTATAACAAATAGCACTTTAGGTGCACCTTCTTTGTCGTCTGCGTGTTGCTCTTTGTAACCTTTCATAAACTCTGAAATAGTTTTTGCTACATCATCTATCATTGATACACTTAATTTTAAAAGTTTATCTTCTGATGTGTCAACTTTTAATGCTTGTAACCATTTCTCATCTAGTGCGTTCTCTGTGTCAATTAAGATAACAAATATACCTTGATCTTGTGCATTCTTAATAATATTTCCTGATGCTATGTAACTCTTGCCTGCTCCTGATTCTCCTGCAAGTACAGTTACTTTACCTAGTGGAATTCCTTTGTTGAAATCACCAGTCATCAAATAGTTTAATGCGTAATTTCCTGTGCTGATCCAATCTGTTGGATCACTGAAGCCAATGCCTAATCCTTGTATTGATTTAGTAATACTTTTTCTAAACTTTGTTGCGTCAAATACTTTTGTCATTTTATTTTCCTTATAGTACTATCCAAAGGATTATTGCCACAATTAACATCCATGCGGGTATTTGTTTGTACAATATCCATTCAACAGCTTTTTGTATTTTCTTTTTCATAATAATATATTACTACACAAGGCCTTAATAGTCAATATCAAGGCCTTGGTAAATGTCAGATTATTTTGCTTGTCTTGATCTAATCAACTTCAAGATGTCCTCTGCTCTCTTGGCACTGTCGCCTGCAGGAGCCGCCGTTGCCGGAGCCACCGCTGGTTGTGGTGCAGATTCAGTTACAGGAGCCGCTGTTGGTGCCGCTTCTGCCACTGGCGTTGCCGCTGGAGCTGATGGTGTTGGTACTGTTACCTGTGGTTTACCTTGGTAAGCCATTCCTGCTGGTCTGAAGTACTGTCCATACTGCTCAAGATCATAAGCTTCACCTTCAACAGATTTCTCAAATAATTCTTTAATTATTTTTACTTCTGCTTCGGTTGGCTCTTTTGGTCTAAAGTCACCTAGGTTGTGCAAGCCATATTTTTCAATAGCCGCTCTTTCAGATTCTTCTAGAGCTCTTTCTCTTCTTGACCATTTTGACGTTGAGTAATCAGCATAACCACCTTTGGTAGTTTTGTTAATTCTAAAGTCAACACCTTTAACCAAATCAGTTGGCATTTCTTCCATCTCTGGATCCATCAATGCACTTCTAATAATGTTAAAGATCTGAGGGCCAATTATAAATCTTCTAATTGGATTCTCAGGTGTTGTGTCCTCTGCCAATGGATTAGTTGTAACAAAACCCTGGAAAATATAAGATTTCTTTTTCCAATATTTTCTTCCCATGTCTTCCATGCTCTTGTCTTTGAACCATGGTCTAACTTCCGTTAGTACTGGGCAAGTTTTGCCATACATCTCCATACAAGGTACTTGTACTTGCACTGGTCTAGAATCAGTTTGACCTTTAATACCTGCGAAAGGTAATTTGATCATGTTTCTTTCAGTCCAGAAAAAAGTATTGTTTGTATCCTTATCTGGTAAGAACCTAACAACTGCTTCTGAGCCTTCTGCTATATTCCAGTGTGGGTAGATGGCGTTGTCTCCGCCTGTTTGTGAAGTTGAGCGATTAACTTCTTGAGATTTTAACTTCGCTCTTATTTCAGCTAATGATGCCATAATGTAAGCCTCCTTATTGTGCCTATGTTTGTTTTAGTTTGCCTAAATGTATATTAGACATATAGTACATAATATACAACTATATTTATCAGTTGTCTACTACTATTATTGGTAATGTGGAGTTTTTATTAGATGTTAGCTAGTTGCTTAATTCTATCTAGTTCGGTATTGATCTTTCCTGCTTCTTCTTGATCTTTTGCTATTTCTTGATCTTTGTCATCTGCTTCATCATCAGGATCTCTTATAACCATGTCTGGCTCATTGTCTTCTGGAGTGAAAAATTCTTCAAGTTGTAGTCCTGCCATTTCAATTGCGTCTTTTAATGTATACTCTTGATCTCCAACTTTAAATTTATCGCCTGCTTTCATGCCTGCCGCTTTAGCTTTCTGTACTGCGTTTGCGAATTGATTGCCTTCTGCTGTGACTGGCTCTTTCATTAATTCTTTTTTACGTTTCACCATTGCTTGTACTGATTCTGGATCTTTAAGTTTTGGATCCATTTGCAAGTCTTGTAATGCTTTGAGTTTAGCTTCTCTGTCTTCTTCATCTCTTGGTGCTGTGGCATATTCTCTTAACTTGTCGTAATTTAATCTTAGATATTCTGTTGCCGCTTTTTCATCACCTGTCTTAAACGCTGACTCTCCGTCTTTGTCTAGCACATCGTAAACTTGTTTTCCGTCTTCTCCTTTGTACATTGACACGTAAGGTTTCTGTGTTGCTTCACCAACGTTGCTTACCCAATTCTCAAATGCTTCTGTTTCTTTTGCTTTACCTTTGATATCTTTCTTAGGTGCAAATTCACCTGGTTCCATTCTAACTTCTTTTCCATATTCTGGATCCGCCTGCATTTTCTTGTAGTCGTCGATGTATCTTTTAGCCAACTGTACTGCAATTTTTTTGTTCTTGATGTAGTCAGGTGTTGCCTTGAATGTTGCTGAATTCTCTTGTTCCATTTCGTCTGCAACTCTTGAAGCGAAGTTAGCCACCCTGTCTTCTTCACCTGATTTAGTTAACAGTCTTGATGCTATGTCTGATAGTATCGAACTTAACATTGTGTTCTTGTTTGTGAATTTTGTAACTTTTAACATCTTGTCTGCAGAGTCGTCTTTTCTTAATACTAACTTTTGTTCAGGATCATTTAAAAAACTCTGAACAACAGCACCGTGATCTACTGGTGCCTGTATAGGAGCGTCAATCGGTTCATCGCCCGGATCTAATTCGTTTACTGATTGTTCTTTTGTTGCTTCTAACTCACTCATGATCTTGTTTATAAGTGGGAAAGCATCTTCGACTCTACTGTCTAAATTTGTCATTGTAAACTTTTCTCTTAACTTGTTTACAGTTTCATCATCTAGCACTTGTTCGTCTGCTGTTTTAAAATCTTTTGATGCCGCTTCGTAGTGTGATTGTTTAGAGAGGTTTCTCATATAACCTCTTAGGTTTTCTAATTTCATTTTAGTTTGTTCAATTATGTCACCTGCATTATCGTTTAGTTGATCTTTGTTAGACGCATATCTTGAGAATGAATTTAATTTTGCTATATCTTCTGATGTAGAAACAATATGTTGTCCGAATTCGTCATGTGGTCTTCCTTCGTTAGCAACATGTCTTTGCATGGCTCTCGCACCTGCTAGGTGTGTTAGTGGATATTTGAATCTCTCACCTTCTTCGTTTTCGATGTATAGTGATTGTATTTGTCTTGATCTTGCACCTGGCACAGTTTCATCAACTTTGCCTTTGTGTCTGATTATTAATTTTGTTTTGTTAAGGTTTTCAAATGAACTTTTAGATGTACCAGTAAGTCCTTCTGCAACTGGCGCCTTTTCAACACCTGCTAATTTAGTGATTCTGTTAAGTTCTTCCGACATTCCATCAGTATTTACCGTTTTGTTCGTATCTGCAAGATTTTCATAGTCCTGCTTCGTTAGGTTGTTTTTAGTGATATCTCGCACATCAAATCTTAATTGATGCTCTACTGCAAAGTCTTTAAGCTCTTTAAGGAATGCATACCATTCGTCCTTGCTATCTTCGTCAATTTTACTTACAAGATCTCTGTTGTAATAAACCTTCATGTTTTCACCATCTGCTAAACTAACACTGACTGAACCAAATGTATCTGAATCTTCCTGGAATTCAAATTCAAAAAATACAGCACTCCCAGGGTCTGCCGTAGCGGCACCGTTTTGGTCACCAAGTCTAATATTTGTAAACTGTGATCTAATTTTATTGAATAGGTCTACTGAGTTTTTTGGATTCATATAGCGTATTTATTGCAAGTTCATGTGTTTCCTACACTCTTCTAGTTCCGGTATGTAATCAACTAGTTTTACACCTCTTTTTTTGTCTAAAAAATCACTGTAATAGAAGAAATTTTTAAGTTTTTTATGATTAATTCCTTCTGCATATTTCTTATCTTTATAGTAATCATATAGATCATTAACAATATTAGTTGTGCCACTTTCATTTCCCCAGTAACATTTACTTTGTTTTGCTTTAGTCAGTGATTTAAATACCAGTTCTCTGTTTGGATGATTGTAAGGATTTAACAAGTCACTAGAAAAATCAGCCCACTGTAATTGTACAGTTACTTCGGGAAGTTCCTCGTCAAAAAACTGTAAGATCTCGCCTATTTGGAAAACATTGTATATGGATATTACCGAAACCACGTGAACATGTGTTCCTTGTGCTAACCATTTTTTTATGTTAGTGATTTGTTGGGGACTTTTGTGCATCCATCTAACATACTCATTTACTTTTCCCACACCGTCTATGCTTGAATTTATAGTTAGGTCAGTGAATGGTTTGCAAACTTCAAAAAACTTATCCTTTACAACAAGATTGTTTGTTTGTATATGTAATTTGAAATCTGTTTTTTTCTTCTCTGTGCAATCTCGTAGGAATTCATATACTTCTGGCATTATGGTAGGTTCGCCTCCGGATATGTATAGTCTCTTCACAGAATCTATTTCTACTCTATCAAAGTCCGAAGCCATTACAAATGATTTTTTAGCTTTCACTAAAGATAAGAATTTTTCATCTTTTATTTCACTTGTTTCTTTTTCTATCAAATGGCTAAAGTTTGGTGAACACATCCTACACATTGCATTACACTTGTTACTTGGCCTTACTTCGTAGTAAACCGGTTTTTTATATTTCTGCAATTCCTCCATATTCTTTATTCGAAGCCTTGCTAACCAGTCAAAACTGTAATTCCACCTTTGGTCTCTTATTCCTATGTCTTCATATGCATGGCAGGCCTGACAATTTTTTAATCTCACACCTTTCACCATATTTTCTCGTATGTGATTATAATCTTTATCATGTTCCCAACTTTTAAATGTTGATTTTTTAGCAACTGGAACAACCGAGCGACCACATACTGTTGTGTGTTCGCCATAACCGTCATGCATCAGTAACCATGGATAGACACACACACTTTTGTTTTCGTCAAATGTTTTTGTCCAGTAGTGCAGGTATTCCATATTTTTTTTGTTTTTTACAATTACTTTAATACCTTGATCTTCCATGTCATTTACTAGTTTAAAAATTGCTAAAAAAATTCTATGGTCTGAAAATTGATCTTGAGTTTGATCTAAAAGTATAACTTGATCAAAGTTTTTACTGGCCTCCATGATATCTTTAGGCTTCATGAATATAGGACCTATATGATAATAACCGTCTTGCAGTGTAGAACAGTCGGCAGGAACTACACCTCTAAATGTAGATTCGTTGTCATTTGATAACTTTTCTGTGAGCTTGTGTGCCCACGCATGATTTGACGAGTTATCGCCAAGACACATTACTTTCATATACTTAATTATTGGTATTAACCAGTGAAGGAGCCAAATATTGGCATTGGAGTAATTTCGCTTGTCCTATCTGTCCATTTCTCAAATATCTTAGGATCAAAATCTGCTAAAACTTTCATCATACGTGTCATTAAAAGACAAGAACTTACAAGGTCATCGTGCTGGCCTGGTTTTGCCTTGAAGCTCATTCCTGAAGCAACGAAGTCTTTCATTTCTGAGATAAGCAGTTGTGAGTTTATTTTCATCTTGTCGTTTTCTACAAGCTCTTTGAATTTTGTACATGCATCTATTTTGTGTTTAGCAGTGGTGTTAAATCCTCTTCTAAATTTTCTTCTGTGTCCTTTTCTTATTGGCTCAGACAAGAACATACCCTGTATGTTTTCTTCGCCTATGTCCATGACTCTTAATAGAGCCGCTTCTCCGATAGAATTGTTCTCCATGGAATAAAATATCTGTGGTGATGCAGTTGCGTCTCTTTCCATGATTGCTTCGTGAATATGTTTCGTGATGCCTTGTAGGATTCTCACCTGCTGGTTCATGGGTGTTGTGTTGTGATGCCATTCACCTATCTGTTCGAATGTTGGTAGTTCAAATACCTGTATCGCGGCAAAGTCTCCGCCTGTACCCATAGCAGGATCTAGTGATACCATGTATGTCATCCCCGGTGTTGGACGTTTAAACCAACGCACTTGTCCTGTTGTTTCCACGGGTGGGACACCTTCCATGTCTGCTAGGTATAT